TGATATTTCAGGAATCCCTTCTCCTTTTGAGATTCCTTCTACGAGTTGTTTCTTTAATCTATTATTTGTTGTTTTATTTACTGACTTCGCAAATTTAATAGGATACTTATCTAAATAAGAAGCGACAGCAGTACTTTCTGTAAATGTCATTGGCACTCCTATTTCATCTAAAGCATACTGTCCTGTTTCCACAATATCTTCACTTAAGAGAGGAGTTACAGCCACTGCCATTTTCTTATTCTCTTTTTTTAAATTTAATAAAAGAAAAGGTATATTTATTTTTATATCAAATTCCTTTTGTTTTATTACTTGTTTCCCTAACTTCCTCAAAGTCTCTTTTTCTTGCCTATTAAAAATACTTACTAATATCTTAATTAATCTCTTTTCATATTTCTCTTCAATCTCAATTTGCCTCGTCCAAAAATCTTCTGGGTCAGCAATACCATAATGAGAAATCTCTTTTCCATCATCTTCAATAATCAGTTTCAATGCCTTATTTATTTCCTTTAATATTTTTAGCTTTTTTAATTGCATGTTTATTTTTATTTAAATGGGTTTGAATAATCTTTTTAATACCGTCTTCAAGTTTTTCAACTCCTCTTTTTCTAGTGTTTCTAGCATTGATAGATAATCTTTGTTCACGATATTTATTTTTTTCTTTCTCCTTTTTTATTTCATTAATTGCTTTTCTAGAAACAATCATTTGCTTTTGAACTTCTCCAACGGGCATATTTGCTACTGGCCTGTAAATTGAGTCTCCACCTTCAATAGGTTTTAATCCTTCTATATCTCTAACTTCGTTAACACTCATCCATCCACTTGGACCCAATGCTTCTTTGTATTTTTTAATTTTCATTTCTACATTTTCAGGAACAGGGTCTTCAAAATCTAGAAATAAATCATCCCCAAACATTGGAACTAAAAATTCATTTAGTTGTTCTACTATCTTTGTCATCTTTGGTTTAATTGTCCATCTGGCAAAAGCATAAGCAGCAGTTTCTGCATTAGCAAGATTAACATCTTCTGTAATAGCAATAACTGATTTAGGAACTCTAAATATAGAAAGTATCTTACTCATACTAAACTTTTGTTGTTCCAAGAAATCCATATCTTTCTGACTCAACTGCATTTGTTTATATGTTAATCCTGACTCTAAAATCGCTAGTTTTGCATTCTTCCCTATTCCTCTAAATTGTTTATTCCACATCTTGCTCAATGTTTTTCTTTGGTCTGAAGTTAATTTGTTGTCAGTTGTTAATATACCATCAGGCCTTGCCGAATTATAAAAGAAATTAACATTCCATTTTTCAGCATACCTATCTAAATTAACAGTTTGAGCAGCTGCCTCTAATGTTCCCAATCCTCTAAAAGGTCTAAGAGGATTTGGATATTTAATAAGTATAAGGTCTTCAGGTTCAAATTCTTCTTTCTTCCCTCCTCCTACATCGTATATATATTTCCCGATTATTTTTTCTTTATCGAATTTAATAGTAAGTTTATCTGGCCTTAGGAGATAAATTGCAACAGGTTCTTTATTCTCTCCGCTTCTATCTAACAACCAAGGAGCTTCCCCTACTAATTCCAAATAATTCTGAGTTAAGTACCAATGGTCAGCTTTAGTAGTATAATCATTAACCCTATAAAGCAAATCTAATAAACTGCTATCAAATACTTCTTCAACTCCTTTCTCTTTTCTCTTATATAAATGCAATTTGATTGTTGATATCTCATCAGCAATAGCTGCAACACAAGCATAAACCCAACCCTTACATTCTTTAAGATAGTCCTCTGAATTCCAAACAGGAGGAGATTCACTTAAAAGGGGATTGAGAGTTCTTTCATCATCAGGAAAATCAGACCAAGGTTTAATGACAGCCTTTTTTTTAGGTTCTTTTTTGTACCCGAACCTATTGAATATTTTTTCTGTAAAAGTCATATATTTTAAATAATTAAAAAACGACTAATGAGTTATAGCCGTTAGTTTTTCTATTGACTAAAATACTAATTTTATTTCGTAATATTGAATTGTTTTAATTCTCTTAGTTTTGAGTTGAAGAGATTATGCCGTCCGGTAGCTAACCCAGACTTTACTCTTAAGGAGCCTAACTCTGCATCTTAGTTATTGTTTTTTCAGCTCCAACTTACTTTGTCCTCCCCTGGTAGAAGGCAGTAGCAATACTTTACGCCGAGTATGCGTTATTCAGTCACAACTCAAAACTAAAAGAACTAAATTTTTAAATCTATTACCATTAACTCCTTTAAGACTGGATTGGAAGGTATCTACCGATTGGGAGCTTATCCCCAAAATTTTCCTTCAAGAAGTTTAACGCTTAACTTCAACTTACATTATCCTCCCCTCTAAAGAGAGGTTTTGTAATGCCTTACCTTGGATGGAGGTTATTCAGCCACAATCCATTCTCAAAGGAATTAATTCTTTTAAAGATATTTTATTATGGTTTAATTATATATGATTTTTAAACAAAAATCAATAGATACTTTTTTATAGACCGTGTTATTACTTATATTATAAGGATTTTTACTGATTATCGATGTTTTATTATTTAGGTTCGAGGTAGGTAGATTTAAATCAAAATCTGGCATTTTTCGTTTAATCCCATAAATTACGAAAATATTTAACGAACAACCTCATTCCTTCCTTATATTGTTTATCTAATTTTTCAAACTTCCTTCCTTTCCAAAAATGATTATTTTGTATCTTCTCTACCGCCTCAAATCCTTTGGCTATTTTTTCTAAAATTTCTTTCCATTTATAACATTCATTATTCTTTCTTTTTTTATCGTAAAGTTTTCCTGGACAACCCATTCCATATTTTTTTATATGTCTTACACATTTAGGAATAATCCAAGATAAATTAATATCTAAATTCCAATACCACCTATCATCAAAACCTCTAAACACTCTTTGCCAAGCCCATTTGATTTCATATTTCATATTATCAAACCAACGAGGAATGCTATAAATTGGATTAGTAGAAAATAATCTTTCACAATCTTTTATGAATCCGGGAGCAAATTCAACTTTCCATTTTTTATTCTTTTTAATCATGTAGTTCTTATTTTCTCTAATTTTAATTCCATCTTAAACTTTTTAGTTGGATACTTACTTAGTCGTTTTCGCCTTAATAATGCTTTGAGTTTTTTGTGGTTTATAGTTTTCATTTAATCCTTCCTAAACTGATTAGGAATATAATATCCTTCTTCTTTTAATTGTTTAAACTTAAAAGTATTAAGTCGTCTTTCTAATTCTACAAATGCTGGTGAGCTAACCCAATCATTACTACTATACGAATCTATAATATCATATAGTTTTTCTCGTGATAGTTTTTTTATGTTTGTTTCTTCTAGTATAGTTGTTTTTTCTGATGATTCTTTTGTTCCTTGTATTATTTCTTTGTTAATCATATTTATTCAAATTAATTAATCTTTTAAATCTTCTCCATATTCATCCCTGTTAAAAAACTCATTGACTTGTTCCTCTCCAAAAGTAATCCATTTTAAGATAATCCTAATGATACGTTCCCATTCTTCTAAATCACTATCACAATGAGTAGTTAATTCCAATTTATCATTATCTCCTCTCTTTACTATAATTTTAATTTGATTTTCTTCGTTCATACTATTTATTAATCATCTAAAAACCAAAGGAAAGCCCCAGCCCATAAAAAGATTAATCCAATATATAAAAAGAATCCTCCAAACAATTCTGAATAATGAACCATACTACCAAAAATATAAAGACTTATTACTCCTGCGAGTCCAAAAAGATATATTGTAAGGTTTTTAGAAATTTTCATGTTTATTAATTTTAGGTTTCAAAGCGAGGTACATGTGTTTTCTAATGGTAGGAAATATAATTAACACCTAGAGAACATGAGTGCAATTCCCATATACCCCGCTTCTTCCCCATAACTCAATGGAAAGCTACTCTCGTTCGCTTACTTAAAAAGTACTACGTACCAAACTTTTAAAAGACCTAAACCACCTAATACAATAAGATACCAAACATTAAGTTCAGCAACCCAAAGTATCCATCTTGATAACAATACTCCAAGACAAATGCCTACAAATCCGACTAATTTGATATCAAGCCAACTGAGGTTTTTTACTGCTTTATTTGCCCATGTAAATAATGACATATATTTATATTTTGTTATTTTCTTACGACCTTTATATAATTCTAATAATAATTTAGTTACTGCTATTTCAGGAGTTCTACAATTTTTCGCTTGTGGAACTTTTCCAAAGACCTTTTCTGATAGTGCTGTTGCATACCAAGTATCATTAAAAACATTTCTACGTACTAACAAAAATTTATCTCCACACTCCTCAATAAGTTCAGAAAGGGTAGGGATTTTATATGCTTTCTCCTCACTTACTGCTATTGCTGCTATTATTCCACTAGTCCAAGATTTGCCACCTTTCCACCAAGCTTTATCCACGTCTTCTTGTGAAAACCCCGCATCTTTTAATTGTTTTGCTAATTTATATGTAATCATAATTATTTATTATTTTTTTCAATATCCCCAACCTTTTCAATATATTCCTCATCCATACTAAAAGTTATAGCAACTACATTATCTTTATCTGGACTATAAATATCAATATATTTCCATTTAAGAATTTTTGCCCCGAACCAGAGCCAAATAAATTGTAACGGATGTAGTTTTTCTTCATTTAATTTTTTCATATATTTTATATTATTGTCATCAAAGGACCTTCCGTATAAGAACTCATTAATTTCATTATAAGATGAACACAAGCATCACACAAGTCATCATGTTTCTCAATACCAAATCCAGTAAGTTGTAATATTAAATCCTCACATCCTTTCTCAGGAAATACTACTGTCCCATTCTCTATATATTTTGCTGCTAATCTTAACCTTGCCCTCTTATCAGTACTAACAGTTATTCCTTCTGCTGGTAGTCCTGCCTCTACCATTTCTTCTATTGCTCTTTTCTGATAAGCAACATCTTCTACCCATAATGATGTCAACGTTCCATTTCCTAAAGCCAAACTAACTGTCTTTGCTTCATCATCTGTTTCTTTCCCACTTAATCTTTTGTTTACAGGATTAGGCATTATATAAATCTTCGGTTTATCATCTATTATAAATAACTTACCTGACACCATTGCAGTAAAGTCTGCCGTCTGTTTCTTACTAATAGCAAGGTCTACTGCTGTCCCTTGATTCATAGGAGTATCATCTGGTAAAGTTTTATAATGTTTTATCCATTCATCTTTGACTTCTTGCCCTTCTTCTGGAATTAATCTTAATAAAAATTCTCTTTGCCATGTTCTATTATCATACTTCGCTTTTTCTTCTTCTACTACTTCTTTGGTTTTAAATTTTTCTTTCCATTGAGGTTCTCCTTTCTCATCAAAAAAAGAAAATTCTTTTACTACTCCTTTCCTAATTCCTTCTTCTATTTGTTTTTTAATCCGACTCATTATTGAGTCTTTATTCAATAAATTCCCAATTAATATATATCTTGTCTCTTTATCTCCTCCAGGCAATACATCTCCTAAGAACCATCTATATGTCTTATCTCTTTGTTCTTTTGTCCTTACCATTTCTTGATTTTCAATGTCATCAACAACGATTAAGTCAGGTCTGTATTGTTTATGTCTTAGCCCTCTTATCTTTTGTCCTGTTGATTTGGCTACTATTCTTGCTCCATACTTAG